TTGGGCATTATAATGTTAATCTATGGGCAGGTAGCAGTGTACAGAACCCTAAGGTTTACGGTGAAACTACGACAGATTATTTGCTGGATAACCCTATTCACAAACAAGAAGCAGCGTATGATACTGATATGAAGAGTATCGGTCGTTACGTTAATGCCAGTCTTAGTCGGAGGACGGAGCGTACAACGTGGATGATTAGGAGCGGTGTTGAAGTTAGTACAAGGCGTGATGATGTCTTGAATGGTAGTTTGATATATACGGGCTATACCGTTCCTTTGTTGTTTACGAATAATGTTCTTGAGCATGATAAGACTATAAAACCCACCTTTTCCCTATACTTTAATCGCAATTTCAAGGGTGAGAAGAGTCTTGAATGTTCATTGGATGGTTATTATGCACGTAATACTTATAAGCGTAATAGCCTTGAAGACAGAGTTTTCTTGAGTGATGTGAAAGAAGATTATACGTATCTTAACTTTAACTCAAGCTATGTGATGCCTCTTCCCAAGGGGCATAATCTAACGTTTAGTCTGATTGAATTCTTGAAGATAAGTCAAGATGAGTATAGAGGTAGTTCTCCGAGTCTGCAGCATCTGCGGTCTTCTGAATCCTTGTTTTTTGTTGATTATGCGAAGCGGTGGGGGAGAAAGGTAATGTTGGTGGCTCGTCCTGGTGTGTCTTACCTTGCTTACAAGTTGCGTGGAGAGCAGGAGGTGACACATTTGGCACCACGTTTTTACTCAATGTTCTCGTGGAGTCCAAATCAGCATCAGGCTTTACAACTGTTCTTTGCCTTAGGAAATACGTTTCCGACACTGAATACTGTGAATGCTGCAGAGCAGCAGGTAGATCGTGTCTTGGTGCGTCGTGGTAACCCTACGATGGATAATTCCACGCTGCTTGGTCCTGCTTTGACTTATTCATTTAACTTTAAGAAATGGTCAGCTTTATTTTCTGCCAACTATGAATATATGAGTAATGCTATTGCCAATGTTTTTCTAAAAGATAATAACAGATTGATAAATACTTATTCGAGCGATACACGCTATCATCAGTACCAACTGTTGCTCTCTGCAACGTGGAAACCTGTGAGTGATTTCAATGTGAAATGGGAGGGCGGATATGATTATTACCGTGTAAGCGGAGCTGCCGACGAACGTTTAGGATGCTTTTATGCACGTATGGAAGCTGGTTATTATTTGGGCGATTTCTCGCTCTCAGCTTCTACACAGACAGCTCGCAAGGATTTGATGGGTTGTCAGGAACGTGTCCACCTACCATTCCTCTATGATTTGTCAGCAGAGTGGAGTCACGGAAATCTGTCAGTAATCGTCACTGCACGAAATCTCTTTATACAAGGAAATAAGCGTACACGAAGTTTATTAGCCTCTAACTACCAGTGTTATGAGCATAATGTTAGCGAGCGGGATAATTCTTTTGCTTCTGTAAAAGTAGCCTATTCTCTTGACTATGGTAAGAAGGTTAACCATTCTCCTAAGTATGAATCGAAGGCTGCAGAGAGCTCAATCTTGAAGTGATGAGTGTACACAGCGTAGATTACTTGTCTGCTTAATCTTCTTTTGGGAGTTTAGTAGACCACTGTTTGTGGTGCTTTTCTGAAAAGATTGTGGTTCTTCTGAAATATGGAGTGCTCAACTAAAAGTCTTATATAATAGGCACACGGAGTCACGGAGGGTACGGAGGTTATGCAATGTTACGGAGGTGCCGACGGCACAAAGAGCGACGGAGGCGTAGCGTACAGATTCTTGAGAAGTCTTTCGGGATAAACTCTTTGTATATAAATTGCCAATAGAATTGGCAAACAAGCTCCGTCGCTCTATGCACCGACGGTGCCTCCGTGACTTCCATTGCTTTGTTTTAATAATCCTCCGTTCTCTCCGTGCCTCCGTGTGACATTGCTTCAAACTTTAAACACAAATGGCAAACCTTATCACTCCAAGATCCTGAAGACCCATTGTTTATAATGACCGTTTCTTGTGATATTTGGGTTTAATATTTCTCTTCCCTTATACGTGAGTTATTTGCATATTATTATATGCAAGAATCAGGTCAAAAAGAAGTTAATTTCCCATCTTCTTTTATTCTGTTGATACTCCGCACGTGTGGTGTTGATGCTCCGCACCATTGGTGCGAGTCGTTAGCACCAATGGTGCGGAGCACTAAATACAATGCTATGGATAGCCTTTTGGGCTATGCTTTACCATGGTCAGAGGGATTTGGGATAGGTCTTAACGCTATTCTCGTTTAATCCATTTCAGAATTGTTGGGTCTTTCAGTTTGTTATCTTCTGCAAGGAGTACCATTTTGGAAACAATTTCTACCGTCTTTGGGTCTTCATCCATAAATGGGAGATAGAGCTTCCCACGGTGCTGACTGTGTACAGGGATGATAGGAATCTCTACGCCACCAACCTGACGCACATTGCCCGAACCGAGGTGGATAGTATAGTCGGCAAGTGCGCCTTTGACGTGAATAAAGTTGTCAGAAACTATTACATTCTTAAACTTCATTAAGTCAGCAGTACACTTGACAATAGCTGCACGCAGTTCTTTCGTTGAGTTTCCTGTTTCTGGGTCGACACCACCGACGAAGGCAATGCTAACCGTCATGTCTACATCACGCATTACCTCGCTGTAGAGAATTGGGTCAATATCCGCAATCTTCAGTCGGTTGTAAGTACGTGTAGATGAGAAGTAGACATACTCAATGGCGGGAGCTTCCACATCGGCAGGAGTAAACCAGTTGGCTTGTGCATAGAGTTCAACAGAGATTCCTTGGCGATAGAATACCTTGCGCAGCCCTCCTTCATAGTCTGCACTCCACCCACGGCTACGCAATGCAGCTGCTGCCTGCTTCACCTGAATCTGATACCCACTGTAACGAAGCGACTCGTTTTGTTCTGCTTCATCAGGTGTCGGGATGTAAATCTCACGGAATATCTGTTTGAAAGGTTGTACAATCTTCTTGCTGAAGACGAAGTTTTGCCATTCTGACCACGTGCCATCGGCATAGAGTTGCTGGGCATGGACGATAGTAATCGGTTTGTCTGCTTTTATCTTCTGGATACCATCAAGCGTTTCCAGTCCCTCGTTGGTATAGAAGCCTGTGGTTGTTCCTTGTCGAAGGAGTAGCAAGCGGAACATCGGACTGACGATAGGATTCTCAGCAATCACCTTTACATCCTGTGGGCGTAATGGTGTCTGGCGAATCATCATATCCTCCATAATCGTGCGGGCACGCTTTCTCTGCTTTGTCCACTCCTTACCCATAGCGGCAATATTGAGGTAGTCAGGGTGCTTCTTAATCTTTGCAGGTACTGTTTTCAGCACCTTCTCACCTTGTTGAATGATGAGTTTGTTGGTGCCATCCTCTGCTAACTGTAGTTTCAGTGTGTATCCCTCCACGTCTATTCCTTGTAGGAAAGCAGCGTTGTCAGTCACCTGCTGGCTCTCCATACGCCACGTTAGCTGTATCGGGTCAGCATATCCAGCACCGCGTGAGAGGTTGAGTAAGGCAATCTCACATACCCTCTTCTCTGATGCCTGACGCTGTGCGCCATACTGCTTAGACTCTTTCAGAAAGGCTTGTATAAGCTGATAGCGTCGTTGCAAAGCCTTGTCGCTCTTGTCTGGAATCAGTCCTAATGAACATACGGCATCCTTGTTGCGTTTGGAGTGTATCTGTTCTGTGATGGTTTCTTCGTCTATCTTGCCGAGAGCCGTGTCTGCAAAGCGACGTGCCCGACTGTGATAGTTGCTGTTTCCGATGTATCGTGCAGCCTTGTAGAACAGGTCGAAACGCTTTTCTCCAACCACAGTGTAAGCCTCGTGGAAGAGTTTTTCATCAAAGGCTCCATCGGCAAGATCAGCTGGGTCGAGGTCGGTGAAGAGTGCCGTTGCAGCCCTCTTCTCGTCTTCGCCCATCTCCTTTGTGTGCGCAATGAAGTAGTAATAGGCAAGATCGAAGCCCTCCCAGTTGAGATACGCTTTGATAAGTGGAACCCACTGCGGTGCAAAATACGCCAACTCTAAGAGTCTGTCGTCTTTGATTGACTTGAGTTTTTCTGGTTTGTCTGTTTCGAGTGGGAAGGTACTCTCAATGATATCGGTCAGCACTGCACGCTTTTCAGTGCCGTAGCTATTTGCTATCAGGTGATCTTTGCCCAATGCTTTCATTGCCGTAACCATATATTCAGCACCCTGAAGTACCATTGCGTTACTTATACGGATGATGATATTAGAGGCTGTTGTCGGTGCATTGAGGCGCGTCATCTCAACTTTGAAGAGGTGTTGAGCTATCTTATTGATGATTCTCTCCAGATTCTTGTAAGTCTCTTTGCCGTAACGTGCGTCAACATTCTTATCATCTTCATATTGTAAAGTAAGTCGGTGACCTCGTGTATTATAGATATAATCTCCTGCATTACGTAGTTCTTCGCCTTCGTCATTCAGCAGTAACTCCATAAAGGCATCGTCAGACAGCTTGCCTTGAAGGTTGTAACGCGACAATATGAGTGCATCGATTGTATAGTATGAATAGTATAGGTTCTTATCCAGTCGGGCTATTGGTGCATACTTCTCATACATTGCCATTGACATATCTGCAAAGAGTTTGAACTCTTCTTCATTTCTCCAACAGTTTCTTGCGTATCTCATTGCAGTCTGGAAGAGTTCGCTATTGAATACGTGTTCATTATCATCTGAACCGTAACTGGAAATCCTTGTGTATCTGTTGGTTGGACAATGGAAGAATATCAACGCCAGAATGGAGTAGGCTTGAGAGAAAAGTAGGGAAGGAGTCTTCTTTTCTAAATCGTTGAGCAATGCTTGTACGATGAGTCGGAAGTGGCTGCCATACTTCCACGTTTCAATGCTTTTCTTGTTCTTGAATGGATAATTGTCAGCATCAAGTTCTACGAATTCGGTGCTATAGCTGTCTTCAAGTACTAATAGCATTAAGTAGATACCCAACAAATCTTCATCCTTGAGAGTATGATCTGCCAGAAAACTTTTCCAGAGTTCAGGATAAGGGAGTGTATCAAGGGTATGCTCGTCAGACGTAAAGGAAAGATAACTGTCACCAATTGTTTGGGTTCCTCCCCAATAGTTCTTATACTCCTTGTCTGCATTGTCCTCTATAATCTTTTCCAGTTCGGTGTATAGCTTGCGCAGTTCGTCAATGGTGTAGGTAAAGATAGAGCCTGCGTCTGCACGGTTCTTGCCGGTAATCTTATTGAATACCTTACTAAGGAACGACTGCGAATCATTCTCTGTTAGGAAAGGATCAGATAGCTTAATGGTCGGAATATCCCCCGTCTTGTATAGACCGTAACCACCTTCTGCACCGGAATAGGTTGTAGGAGCAGTTGTATTTTCCTCTTCACTTGTAGAAGCAAAGTCCTTTGTAAGCTGTTTGCTGCCCTCCCTAAGCTCAGTCAAAGCGGCTGGGATATAGTCTCCCTTCGTTGTCTGCAAGCGTTCGTATGATGCTTTCAGCTGTTTGTAGGGCAACGTAAGCAGTACACGTACAGCCTTACTTCGTGTGTCAGAAACCTTGGATTTAAGTTTCTTCTCTATCTCCTTGATATCTGTCGTGGTAAATTCTTCCTTGTAGAAGAAGGTCAAGAGGAAGTCAAAGCCCTCTTTCTCATAGCCAAAGATATTCTTAACAAGGAACTGGCAACGTGCTTCAGGACTGCCTAAAGGGTAATATTCCTTCATAAAGGTGTATAAAGGCTTCTTTTTCTCATCCTCTTGGCTATAGTTATAATATCTTATGAAGTGCACTCCCCAGTTAGGCATCTTCTCAAGAAGAATATGGTCAATAGTTTCCTGTGTCTTCATTTGGCTGGCAAGTACCCACAGGGCATTGATGAAGTGTTCGCGCGAAAGACGGATTTTGAACCATTCAAAGCCTTTGAAGGTGAAGTCCGTGTTATTCTTAATCTCCTTCTCCCATTTCACTATCTCATCAAAAAGCTTTTGGTAAAGTTCATGTTGCTTTCCCGAAACGCAGTCAACCTTTCCATATTCATACTTCTCCTCCCTGGCTGTACAACTTAATTGTTGTATGAAGAAAGCCTTTGTGAAAGGATCATCCAGATGCTTTGCAAAGAACTCGAAGTGGTCAGTAACTTTGAAATGACTTGAACGGTCAAGATAGTAGATGGCTGCAATACGATTCTGGAGAGGGGTGTCACCATCAATTAACTGTAAGGCATCACGCTGTGCAATACTGAAATCCTCAGCACCAGCCGTATATAAAGCAACGTAAACGAGTAGTGCATTCGGACCCGTATAGGCTTTTACTCGTTCCTCTGGGTGGGTCAAGAATAGATGAATACCTTCGAAGATAGTCTTGATATCCTTGTCGGAAACAGACTCATAGCCGATGCCAGCCCACGTCTGAACAGATCGTCTAACGGAACTATAACGCAGAAGGCCTTCTTCGGCAATGACATCCAACATCCGTTTATAGAATGTCAGGCTGTATTCATTACCACATTCTACGATACTCTGGCGCAGACCCTCTTGTAGTTTTGCAGCCCTCAGCACGTTGAGGAGGAGGGTATGCAACTCTTCGTTGTTATTAGATTCTATGGCTGTGATGAGGCTTTGCGTAAGGATTCCGACGTTATTTTCACTGGTCAGTACCTCTTTTACTGCCTCAATAGTTTCTGATTTTCCCTGCTGGATGGCAGCTGTAAGTACAGGAGTAAATGAAAGGTAATAGCTGGTTATATCAGGGTATTGTCCACGGATTAGCTCGTCAATCGTGAGACCGTAGGCAGCTGCGGCAAAGAAGGCACGCATTGTGTCAGATATATCATCTGCTATCTCCTGTAAATCAATGCCTTTTCTTACATCTATACGATAGATACCTTTCGTGTGAGAGAGTTCTTTAAGCTGCTTTAAATGTAGTTCTAAAAGCTGGGAATAGTTCTTTGGAAGAATGTGAGGGAGGTTTGCACCTGCAGAAATAAGTTCCTTTATGGTACGGAAAGGAATCTTCTCTTCGTCATAACCTTTGTAAAAAACATTTTGGTAGTAATTGAATTGATAGTCTTCTTCCTTGCATGAGTTTACAAATCTTTTCTCCCATATATTGCATTGGGATAGGTTGATGCTATTGATATATTGCGAACAGTGTTCCTGTAACTCCTTCTTTGTTTTCATATTTTATTCCTTTCAATAAGTTCTTAGATGGTAAATACGTTCCAGCCAATGCGAATTTGTTGGTTAATAAGACTTATAAAGTAGTGATCTTTGCTGAATGTAATACTTTTTTCCCTCACAATTTTCTCTCTAAGTTTAACCTTAGAAATAAAGACCTGTGAGCATTGTAAGTCTGAGAAAGATGACTTCTGTTCCTTGGCAGAGGGTGATAGGGCCATTCCATTCCGTTACTTCTTCACCATTGATAAATACTCTGAAGAGACCATCATCGTATGCCTGCTTTGTTCGTTCCATCGCTTTTGCCATTGTGTCGCGGTTTTCGCTATAGTTCTCAGCAAAGCGGATGCGTCCTTCCTCAGCCTGTTCGGCAATTTCACTGTCGGACAAAGCGTGGTTCTCTTTTGGGGTCTGCGCTTCTGTTAGACCTTGTAGGGTTAATATGTAGAGTAGGGCTCCGAGCGTATTGACGGTTTCATCAATTTCTACAGGGTGCCTTCCTAATTCTTTTCTACTGCCCAACTTCTTTTTTATAATGTATATATCCATTCCGTTTAGGTATTTCTTTCTTTTGCAAATATAGGAAATAATTGGTAAACAAATGGATCTTATTACATATCTTTGACTGTGGAGGGGAATAATAGTGGGGTGATTGATAAAGGAGAAAATCGTTAGAATGTCGTTTTTAACCCAAATCATTCATTAGAGGCTAAACATATTTTGTTTAATTATTGAGCAGATTGTTTGTCTTTGGGCTGCAGGCGTAGTGGGCTACATTAAGCTACAAAGACAAACAAGATGCCCATAAGAAAATAAAAGATGTTAGGAGATGCTGTTTTATGTTTCGAAATCGTTTTCCATTTGCTGTCATTACTGTCACATAAAATTGCTGTATAACTATTTAATTATCAGTGAGGTTATGCGAAATGTTAAAAGTGACAGCAAACTAAAATAAAAATATCCTTGTAATATGTGTAATAGTTTCTCTTGTTAGGGAGTCTTTGTCACTCCAAATATTGAAAAGACTTATTATTGCTTTAAACATTGTCATATTTCAGTCAATAATTAGTAAATATACAACTTGTAGTATCTTTGCATAGTGACAATGATGTACAAAAGAAAAAGCGGAGGTCTTTAAAAGACTTCCGCTTAATTCTTGAAGGGTGGGTGGTGGGATTCGAACCCACGACATTCAGAACCACAAGCGGAATATCTTGCACGTGTAATATTCTGATATATAGCGATTTTATCATTTGTTACTTATGCCCTGCTAAATATATGCTAAAGTTTCTTCATACAACCGAGTACTTGAAATACGTGCGTAATCAGCTTTACAGGAATATCCTGTGGCTGATATTCTTCTGACTTATTGACTGGAACAAGATGGAGGTAGTCATCACCCTTTGGTGACTTGGTAACGAGTTTTACCGTACGCATATCCTTTGTGACAATACCATACACCTCGCCATAGAGTAGGAACTCTCGCCAATCGTGAAGCTGCTTAATGGCTATGATGTCACCATTTGAGATTAACGGCTCCATAGATTGACCCGAAATATTACACCAGCAATCCGCATCTTCATATTTCTTGAAATCTATGAGGTATTCAGGGTTGATTGTCTGGTCATTGATAATGATGTCGAAGCCTCCGAGAAAGTCCACGTTGTAGTATGGCTTGCCCTGCGAGTAGCTGATTGTAGGTGCGCCTTCTAATGCGGTTACTCTTTCTCCGAGTTCTGATATTTCCTGCGAGTTCTCCTTGTTGCAACCTTGATAGTACCTGCGGTTGTCGTTGTTTATCGTCCCGCTGTTGTTGGTAGTGTTTGCTTTCCCCGATTGGCTTATGTCACCACTGAGGAACATAGAGCCTTCACCATTAACTAACCAACTGTAAGGAACTTGAAGACTCTCACATATAGCCTTTATAAGGTTTGTCGGGACATTCCTATCTCCATTTAGTACTTTAGATAAGTTCGATTGATTGAAATTAATCATCTTTGCGAACTTAGATGGAGATACGTTTTCGTGTTCAATGAGCAGTTTAATCCTCATTACAATATCTTTATTCTCCATATGTGTTATGTTTATTTATGTTAAAAGAACTATTTATTTTTACTTTTATTCGTTTATCAAGTTCAAAAGAACTACCTTTGTAATCGCATTTGGTCAAGAAATGCGACTGACATCGCTAAATTTTCCCATTTAGGGAGTTTAGATATTTCACCTCTGTAAGGCTTGACCACTTGCAGAGGTTTTTGTTTATATACAACCGACCTCTTTATTCCACGTTTGACGGCTAAATACACCTTGGCGTGGTCTTATTTACTTTCTCAAAAGGGTGCATGGAGAAAGACGCAGGACTTGAGTATGGATGCGTGCAGGCGGTGATAATACCGAAAAGCCATACGACACTTACAGAAATTATTCTTTTGAAGTGTGCCGAGCGACCGACTGATAACGTTCAGCAGAGCAAAGGCAAGTCCCCGACACCAATCATAAATAGTTGGTGGGTAAGGGGAAACTCTGCCTTACTCCCTCCCTCCTCCATTAGCAGTTTAATTATTTATATTATAGTTTGGGCGATTTTTTTTTATGAATGAATTAAGAATTTTTGAAAACCCACAATTTGGGAAAGTTAGAACGGCAGGAACAACGGATAATCCATTGTTTTGTCTTGCCGATGTGTGTAATGCTCTTGGATTAACACAAGGGCATGTAAGGGAGCGACTTGATAAGGAGGTCGTTTCAACCGAACCCCTTGTAACGGCAGGAGGTGTACAAAATGCGAACTTCGTAAACGAAGACGGCTTGTACGATGTGATACTTGACAGTCGTAAACCCGAAGCGAAAGCCTTTCGTAAATGGGTTACTAAGGATGTTTTGCCGTCAATACGTAAACATGGTGCGTATATGACTGATAATATCATAGAACGCACATTAACCGACCCTGACTATCTTATCCAACTCGCTACGGCTCTCAAAGATGAAAGACAGAAGCGTATTGAGGCGGAACAATCTGTAAAAGCTGCTCAACCTGCTATTAACTTCACAAATGCCGTCAACGGTTCTGTATCTTCCTGTTTGATTGGTGAACTTGCAAAGCTAATCAATCAGAACGGCACCCCGATGGGAGAAAAGCGACTATTCCAATGGATGCGAGATAACGGCTATCTCGGCACGAAAGGAGAACGATATAACATTCCTAATCAGAAGTACGTTGGTATGGGTTTATTTGAACTCAAAAAGGGTGTGAGAAGTGGTAACAACGGTGTACTACACACGACTATCACAACAAAAGTGACTGGTAAAGGTCAGATTTACTTCGTAAACAAGTTCAACACCCATTAGAAATCGGTTGTATCAATAAGTCAAAGAACGTTTTTGTATGAAAAAGAAAAGTATAATCAATCCACTTCCAAAGGAAGTATGTAATTATATGGCAGGTAGCATCACCGATTCTATTCTCCAAGATTTGAAACGAGAGAGAGAACGTCGCTATACTTATCAATATTGCCTATCCCATGAATGCTCAAGACAAGTTTCAATAAATCTTCTTTCCTTTTCTTGTTTACTTTTATTTTTGGCGGTTCTGTTATTGTTGATAATAGCATCTCTACAAGTGCATTACACTCTTTGTATTTAGCTATCTCGGAATATTTTAATATAGCATTTAGAGTATGGTTTATATACCAAAAACCAAGCCCCAAAGGCTCGTTATTAGTAAGGAGATATGCGTATAAATATGCGAAGTTAAACTCTAATGCAGCCGAGTCGGCAGTTGTATTATTGTTTACACGCAATATCAAATCACTCAGTACTGCTTCGTTTTTTGACAATTCCTCTTTTTTCTTGTTGAAGTCTATTACTGTGTATATATTCCATCCTATCAATATAGTAACGAGTAATGATAATATGCCTACTATCACGCCTATGTAATCCAACCCACTTGTGCAAGGGTGTGAATTGCATAGCGATATAATGCTTAGAATTAGTGAAAGCATAACAACGCCATGTATAGCTAATCTTTCTGTTTCTATTCTTTTCATATTCTTTATATAAGGTATATTTGTAAACGAACCTTTTGTAATGTTAAATATTAGTTAAACGAACTAAATAATTAGTTCAAAATTTGTTTGATAAGTTCAAAAGAACTACCTTTGCACTGTAAACAATTTAGTACAACAGCAAAGGTAAACCTTTTAGTTGAGAAATGCAAGTGTTTACAGCGATTTTTGAACTATTGAGACAAAAAGATATTGAAAATGAAAGGCTGTAAGCGAGACTAACAATCCGTGACCTTGCAGATGGCAGAAGTAAATATAGAACTTAAATAACGCTACGAAAACCCTCTATACGTAAGAGAGTAGGCAGGTTAGGGGTCTGTCTCGCTAAATGAATATATAACGCACACTGCGAATGAAATAAGGTCGCTACTATTCGATTAGGGTGTGCGTACGAATGAACTAAAAACTGATTGATTATGACAAAAGAAGAGTTAGATATTCTCAAAGAGAAAATCGTTGATGAGTTGAATTGGGCTATGGACTCACGAAAAGATACCATTGATATAATGGTAGACGTTGATGAGAATAACGAAGATACGTTATACGCTAACATTAGGGCTAAGTTCACTTATGATGGCTATTATGATAGTGATGTTGACTATTATGAGACGACATCAATAGACTGTTCTATCGTAGATTTAGAGCTTTACGAGAACAATAAGAGAGTTGATACTCCTAATGATTTTTTACGTGAAATAGAGAGAGAAGTAGCATGATACAGATATTTATGTCAGTCGGTGCATTAACTTGCACCGCTGCCGTTGCCAAATACGTTTGGCAGGCAAGAGATAGTTTTAAAGATGTGTATAACCAATTTAAAGAAGAATATGGCAGACGATAATAGAAGTCTTTTCGATATTCTCGAAGACATAAAGGCGTTAGAAGAGGATTTCCTGATTGAAGCTGAAAAGTTCAAGAAAGAGTATCAGTCTAAGAAGTTGAATTTTGATTTTCTTAATAGTATTATTTCGTAATATATTTGAATTATTGTTTTTACGGTTACCTACGGTTCGTGAGAATAGTAGGGTTTATCCCACAAAGGGCGTTTAACGCAATGTGTATGGTTCGATTCCATACGTGGGGACTAAGTTATAATCAGGTTAGTAGTTTTAATCATGGTCACTCCTCATGGTTCGTGAGAATAGTGAGGATTTTAATTTAAGGGCATCTATGGCAGGTGAGTGGGGTTCGAGTCCTCAATGCCCACGAAACAAAAAATAATTATATGGAAAGAACACTAAAAGATAGAAAGTACAGTATTACTGGATTATTCAAGCACATCGGGGCTGGTAATAAGCTACATGTCCCATTGAGTTGCTACACTGCCAATTCAGTAACTACCGAATGCACAAGGCAAAACCGTTATGAGGGTTGCGACCCTATGAATAATAAATTTGCCACTACCAAGAAAGAGAAGGTAGGGCATATAACTATCATTCAGAGATATTAATGAATAATCTTACTATTTCTGAATTGGGCGGTATCATTGCTGATTTCGTCCGTGTTGGATATAACCTTGCTATCAAAGATTATGACCCACCGCAGGATAGATTAAGGCAATCAGAAGTCAAGAAGTGGCTTAAATTCAGAAAGATAGACTTTAAGACATTTCAAGAATTAGAGAAACAAGGGCTAATCCATGCTCGCAAGGGTGATGCGATAAACTCTCCTTTATATTACTCAAAGAAAGAGATACAAGAAGCATTTGCGACAATGAGATTAAACCGATTAATAATAACTAATGAATTAAAGGATTATGACATTGATTAGAAAAGCATCGGAATTGAGTATTCCGAACACAATCAAGATGATGATTTACGGACAGGCTGGTATGGGTAAGAGTACGCTTGCACTCTCGACACCTAAGCCATTGCTTCTTGATTTCGATAACGGTGTTAAGCGTATCAATATGTCTCATTTGGAAGGTATTGATACCGTACAGGTCGGTAGTTGGCAAGACGTGAAAGATGTGCTACAAGAGGATTTGTCAGCGTATCAGACTATTGTTATTGACACAATCGGTAAGATGATGGACTTCATCATTACATATAAGTGTGGTTCTCGTCAACCTCAGATAAGAGACTGGGGCGGCATCAATCAAGAGTTTTCATGGCTTACTCGAACAGTAGGAAGCCTTAACAAGAATGTTGTATTTGTTGCTCATCGTGACACTCGTAAAGAGGGTGATGATACAGTCTTTATCCCTGCTCTACGTGAGAAGTCCTACAATGCTATTGTTACTGAACTTGACCTGCTCGGGTATCTTGAGATGAAAAACGATAACGGACGACAGATGCGCACGATTACATTTGACCCTACAAGTCGTAATGACGGCAAGAACACGTGTAATCTACCTGGCGTTATGACTATTCCTACCATTATAGACGCACAAGGCAAACCAACGGCAAAGAACGATTTTATCGAACGTTCTGTTATTGCTCCTTATCTTGGTATGCTCTCTGCAAAGGAAGATGAAATCAAGAAATATAACGCTCTCTTGTCAGAGATTGAGGATGGTATTTCTCAAATCACAGATGCACAGAGTGCAAATTTCTTTACAGAGCATATCAATGACTATAAACACGTAGGCAGTTCATTAATGAAGGCTCGCTCGTTGTTCTCTGCAAGGGTGAAAGAACTTGGTCTGGTGTACAACAAAGACACAAAGGCTTATGAAGACAAAGCAGCCTAATTATAATATTTATCCATCTTTGCTTGATGCCTATCAGCAATATGTAGATAGTGACATTATTTGGGGAAAGTATTGGGGGTTCTGTGACACGCCCCCACATACTCCCGAAGAGTTCCACGAGATACAATTCCAAGCGGTCATTGACCGTATAAACAGAGTGCCTTATGACAATGAAGCTGTTGCAAAGGGTACGGCTTTCAATGAGGTTGTAGACTGCATGATTGAGCATCGTAAGTCTGACAAGATAGAAATTGAAAAGGTCTATGATGCAGATTCGAAAGTCGTAGGACTTAATGCAAAGATAGGTGAGCGTCTTTTTTATTTCCCTATCAGTTTGTGTGCTGAATTTGCAAACTACTATAAAGGTGCAGTAACACAAAAGTATGTAGAGGGAATTCTCTCGACTGCTTTTGGAGATGTGAAACTCTATGGATTTATTGATGAGCTTATGCCGTTATCGGTTCACGACATCAAAACGGCAAGTCAGTATAGCGTAGGAAAGTACAAGCGCAATAACCAACATTTGGTTTACCCATTCTGTTTGTTACAGATGGGTAATGATGTAAGGACTTTCGAGTATAATGTTGCGGTGATTGGAAAGTATAACTATGAAACATTTACCGAAAGCTATGAGTTTAATCCGAATCGAGACATTCCTATACTTCAGAAGAGGTGTGAGGATTTCATTCGGTTTGTGAATGAGAATAGAGAATTGATAACAGACAAGAAACTATTTAACGAAGCGTAATGGCAAATCAAATTATTGGACGAGTGTTCTATATTGGGGACACAAATTCTATCAAGTCTAAGGACGGCAGTAAGACGTACTACAAGCGAGAATTAGTATTAGATGCTACTCGCTTCGATGGTCTTACAGGGCAGCGTGGTTACGATAACTTCCCATCCATTGAGTTTAACGGTGATAATTGTCATCTGTTAGACCAATTGAAGATGGGTGACGTTGTGACAGTGTCCTTTGATTTACAAGGGACGAAATATGAGAAAGACGGACAGACACGTTTTTTCACGTCTATTCGTGGGTACAAGGTTGAACCAAAGCAGGTGTATCAGCCTGCACAGCCGCAGACACCACAACCGCCTGTTCAACAACCATATTATCCACCGCAGGAAGATAATACACCATTCTAATGATATATAATCTTTCTTCCCCACTCGATAAGGCTAACTTCCTGCTTCGTACTAAGAAGTTAGCCGAGAGTGGGGTAATAGTAGACTTGACCGAGAAAAAGCCAAGAAGGAGTTTACCACAGAATAAGTATCTGCACGTTATCCTTGCTTATTTTGGTGCACAGACTGGTAACACTCTTGAATGGGTCAAGCAACAATATTACAAGAAACTTGTAAACCCCGATTTGTTTATCCGAGAAAAGGAAGATAAGTACTTAGGCAGGATAAAGGTGCTTAGAAGCAGTGCTGACCTTGATACAAGCGAATTTAGTTTATCAATAGAAAGGTTCAGAAATTGGGCTGCACAAGAAGCAGGTATATACATACCATCGGCAGATGAAGCAATACTCATTCAACAGATGGAAATCTGCATAGAACGGGATAAAAATTTTCTGTAAATAGTTTGGTATTTAGAATAAATTGAGTTATCTTTGCATTGTCTTCGCCAAAGACATAGACATTTTGCAAAGTGATAGATGGGCATTTATCGTGCTTATTGGTAATATCAATAATAGATATTAGGCTATCAATCCCTTTGGATGCTCATTATATCATAATGCAGTGTCGGTCTTTGGCGAGAACAGGGGGCGATAGCCTTTTCTATTTTATAACTCAATTTTCGTTCAATGCCAAAGACCAACGGAAACGGAGTAAAAGGGAAGAATAGTACCTTAAACTTTGCGCCTAACAGTGCGAAAACTGTACCTTACAAGAAATTTGAAGTGGAGAAAAATGCCAAAAATACGGCATACCATTTCATTTTATCCCACAACTTATTAGATGATTTCATAGCGTTTTCAGAGAATTATCATTCAGATAATCCTCACATTGATTGCATCAATGATTTGCTAAATCTCATAAATGCGTAGGATATGAAAGAAATATGGAAGGATGTAATTGGATTTGAAGGCTTATATCAAGTTTCAAATTTAGGGAATGTACGCGCTTTGAAGTATGCTGGAAGTAAGGAAACTAATATTAAAGTTTTGAAGCCTATACTTAAAAGAAATGGGTACTATTCTGTAAATATATGTGGTAAAAACATAGAGATACACAGACTTGTGGCTCCTGCATTTATTCCTAATCCACATAATAAGCCGCAGATAGACCATATTAACACGATTAGAACAGACAATAAAGTTTCCAATCTTAGATGGGTAACAGTATGGGAAAACCAACACAATCCTAAAACTATTGAGAATAAATTTATTGCTGCAAAGAAAGCAAGAGGTGGCAAATTGGGTATAGATGCTTGTCGTCATAGAGAAGTTTATCAATATTCTTTACGAGGAGAGTTTGTAAGGAAATGGGACTGTATGTCAGACGCTGCCCGTGAATATAATATTACCTCGTCTCAAATTAGTAGTTGTTGTAGAGGACTTGCAATAAAAGCAGGTGGTTATATATGGCGATATACTCTGTGTAAAATCACTCATTTAAAACATAAAGGAAGACCTATAATCCAATGTGATTTACATGGAGCATTTATACGAGAATGGGACAGAATACTTGATGCCGCAAGAGCATTAGAGATTTCCCCCTCTGCGATAAGGCAGTGTCTTATAGGTAAGACAAAAAAAAGTAAGGGTTTTATTTGGAAATATAAAGAATAATACCCGTGAGGGTTTCATAATTGGAATTTTATAGTTCAGTGGGGAAGCGTCCCCACACTTGCTTTGGTGGCGGAATTGGTAGACGCTAAACTAAGTCGGTGAGAAGGGAATATGGACGAGACCATTACAACAGAAGCCGTGTAAGCACCTCTAACATGGTATATTCCTATAAATCAAGTGAAAATATTAAGACTTGTGCAACGCTTAGTTGGTAACGGCTAACACTTGATATATTTCATGCAGGTTCGAGTCCTGCCCAAAGCGCAGTAGTTGTAATTTCATAACTTAATAGTTTATTTTCACAGCCTCACAGCGGTGGGGCACTCCGATGTATGGTGTAATGGTAGCACAACAGATTTTGGTTCTGTCAGAGGTGGTTCGAATCCGCCTACATTGACTATGTATTATTTGAAGAAAAAGAAAACAGACAAACCAAAGAAACGGCAAGCAAGCCAATCAACTTTGGTTAAGAAACTGGATAAGGTATTTAGTCAGTATATCAGATTGCGAGATGCTTTCCCTAACGGCACATTCAGGTGTATATCGTGCGGAAAGATAAAGCCATACGAGCAAGCAGATGCAGGACACTACCATAGCCGCAGACATATGAGTACTCGTTTCGATGAAGAAAACGTTTCAAGCGAATGCAGGGCTTGCAATCGTTTCAGTGCTGACCACCTTATCGGGTATCGTGAGAACCTTATCCGAAAGATAGGGACACAGCGGTTTCAGATGTTAGAGGTCAAGGCACATCAGACAAAGAAGTGGTCTTGCTTTGAACTTGAACAGCTGATTAAGTATTATTCAGTATTAGTCAAGAAATTGAGTGATGAGAAAGGGATAAGGATATGATGTATAAACTTCGTGACTACCAACAAAAGGCTTCCGATACTGCGGTAGCCTTTTTTAATGACAAAAAGGCAAAGTATAACGCTATAATGGTGTTGCCTACGGGTTGCCATGCAAAAGGCTCAAAAGTTATTATGTCAGACGGCACATTGAAAGCCGTCGAAGATGTGGAGATAGGCGATTTTTTACTTGGCGATGATGGCTCGCCAAGAGAAGTACTGGAACTTCATAGAGGTGTAGATAAGATGTATCAGATTACCCCTATCAAGGGTGATAGCTTTATTGTAAACGGAGGACACATCTTATCATTATATAAAACCAACGAGGGGAAGCAATTTCCAAGTTGCAAGCCAAGAATAGACGAGATTACCGTAGATGAATATCTGCAAACAAGTGAAAATTACAAGCATCTTCACAAATTGCACAGACCATCTTTTATAGAGTTCAAAAGCAATGAAGAGTTGATTTTATCTCCTTACTTTTTGGGACTTTATTTGGGCGATGGGAGTTCTTCAAACGGCAGTGTGAATATTACTACTATGCGAGAGGAAGTAAAGGATTATCTTTATTCTTTCGCAGAAAGCATATCAATGCACATTAGAGACGATTGGAAAGGCGGAGCGAACAAAGCGCATACATATCATATTATAGATAGGAAAAAGCATCGAAATGTGTTGCAGAATGCTTTTGAAAAACTTGGATTACTCCGTGTTACTTGCGCTTTTAAGTTTATTCCGCACCAATACAAGATTACATCTAAGGAGAATCGATTAGAACTTCTTGCTGGATTACTTGATACAGATGCTTGGTATAGCAAAGAAAAAAATATCTTTGAATATTGTTCAAAATCAAAAAGACTGTCCGAAGATATAGTTTTCCTTTGTCGTTCACTCGGGTTTTATGCAATGATAGGAACTCCAAAGGTTGTAAACGGTGAAACATACTATCGTATGCAAATCAGCGGAGAACTTGATGCCATACCTACAAAAGTGGCGATTAGGAAAGGAAAACCGAGAGGACAGAAGAAAAGTGTTCTTGTTACAGGTTTCTCTGTGAAGTATATAGGACAAGGTGATTATTACGGATTCACGCTTGACGGAAATCATCTGTACTGTGATAATCAGTTTTTTATACACCACAATAGTGGGAAATCATTGGTGATAGCTGACATTGCTAACAGACTGCAAGGACATACACTTGTCTTTCAGCCGTCAAAAGAGATACTTGAACAGAACTATAAGAAACTATGCTCCTATGGTGTGCTTGACTGCTCTGTTTACTCGGCTTCATTCAATTCAAAGAATATAAGCCGTATCACCTTTGCAACGATAGGCAGCGTGATAAGACACACGGATGACTTTCAGCATTTCAATAACGTAATCATAGATGAGTGCCACTTTGTCAACGCAAAAGGTGGTATGTATGAAGAATTTATCCACGCCACGGGGTGCAAGGTGTTAGGGCTTACCGCCACTCCTTACAGATTAAGTTCAAGCAGCTTTGGCGCAATGCTAAAGTTCCTTACTCGTACCCGTCCGCTGATATTCTCAAAGGTTATTTATCAAGTGCAAATATCGACTTTACTTGATATGGGCTTTCTTTCAAAGATAGATTACTTCCAAATGAACCCATTAGGGTGGGATGAGAACAACCTGCAAGCAAACTCAACTGGTGCTGATTATACAGATAAATCAGTAGAGGCAGAGTATAATAGAATTGACTTCTACGGCTATTTAGTCAGTATTGTTAATCGGTTACTTTGCCCAAAACGTGGCGGAGCAAGAAAAGGTATATTAGTCTTTACTCGCTTTCTGAAAGAAGCTGAACGGCTGACACAAAGCATTGATTGCTGTGAAATGGTATCTGGAACAACACCAAAGACAGAACGTGAACGCATATTAAACGACTTCAAGAGCGGCAAAATAAAGGTGGTTGTGAATGTAGGAGTATTGACAACTGGCTTTGATTATCCAGAACTTGATACTGTTGTTATGGCACGCCCTACAATGTCGCTTGCTATGTATTATCAGATAGTAGGTAGGGAGATACGACCATATAAGGATAAACAAGCGTGGTTTGTAGACCTTTGTGGAAACATCAATCGATTTGGTAAGGTTGAGGACTTGAAACTCATTGATACCAACGGCAAAGGCAAGTGGGCGGTGTTCAGTAATGGCAAACAATTAACTAATGTTCTTTTTCAATGAGTAAGAAACAAATTGTACAAACTCACACTTGCTTCCAATGTCAATTTGCATATTTGATGCGCTCTGCTCCTCACAACCCTATTGTTTCTGAGTGTACTATAACAAAAGAGCGGAATGTGGCAAAGACACCGATTAAATGCCAACATTTCAAAAACAGAATAGGTTGTGCGAAGATAAATCCAATGACACCTTGTAAAATATGATAAAACTTGATGACAAGTTTACCATTCGATACTCCCCCCACGAGCAGCTTGTAATGTTACGGCTAATCGTGGGGGCTGACGATGACGGCATTTCACGAACGAGCTATCGAAACCTTGCAAATGATTGCGGATTGTCCCTACAAACTTGTAGGAATGTTTTATCCTCACTTGCTAACAAAGGAGATATAGACACGATTGCCAACCCGAAAGGGACATTCTTTGTGGTGAATAAGTGTGATGATTATCGCTTTGGCAAGAAGAAAACCAACGAGCAATCAAAGCAGGTTTTAACGTCCTTACAAGCAAAATGTAAAGAGCGTGAGAAAGCGTTTGAAAAGAGCCTTATCCCTTTTGTTTCTTCACGTGGTGGCACTTATGAGCCTACGATGATACGTGCTTTCTTCAACTATTGGACTGAAAAGAACAAATCAGGAACCAAGATGCGCTTTGAACTTGAAAAGACGTGGGAAACCGCAAAACGATTGCAGACGTGGGCAAGTAGGGAAAAAGTACAAAAGAGTACCACTACCCTTAAATCATCTGAAATGAACTACGATAAAGATAGTGATTGGTAAATGGAACAAATAGACTTCAAAACCGCCATTGAGCGGTTACGAGATACAACGTATAAGTCACTGCCCGACAAGGTGCAAATTAGCATACCAAATGCAGGAACGCACCTTAAAGGAGGATTAAAGTACTTTTGCGGTGATGCTGCAAAGTGGAACGCTGACTATGAGAAGATAGTTCAGTGGCTCACTGATAACAAAGGTAAAGGCTTAATGCTTGTTGGAAATTGCGGTGTTGGTAAATCGCTGATAGGTATGAGGATTATTCCTTTACTTCTCTATCACTACTACCGCAAGGTGGTAACAATCTGCACGGCAAATGAACTAAACAAGTCACCCGATGATATTATCCGATATCACATTATCTACATTGACGACGTGGGCACAGAGGACGTTTCAAATATCTACGGAAACAAGCGAGTGCCATTTGCAGAACTCGTTGATGCAGCGGAACGTGACGGCAAGTTACTGATGTTCTCTACCAACTTAGACGAAGACCATTTGAAAGCTAAGTATGGAGACAGAGTGGTTGATAGGCTTCACGCTATCACAAGAAGAGTAACGATAACGGGTGACTCAAACCGAAAGTAACGATGTCGAATAATATCAATGCAGATTACGCCTATTGCAGGGGCGTGGGATGTGAATTAAGAAACTACTGCAAGCGGTATATTCCAGACCCTCCCGATGCTTATATGTGGTGGGTGCAGGAGAAGTTCCAAGAAGAAACTGGGAGGTGTCCTCTCTTCGAGGATAATTATAAAGATTAACTAAACCAAATCAATATGGAAAAGAAAATTATCGCCTACAAAGGCTTTGACAAGAACTTGAAGTGTAGAGGATTTCAGTACGAGGTTGGCAAAGAGTATGAAATGAGCGGAAGAATTGCGTGCTGTGAGAGAGGATTTCACGCCTGCGAATCTCCATTAGAAGTATTTGACCACTACGATATGCTCAACTCTCGTTTTGCAAAGGTAGAGCAGTCTGGCGAGATTGATAAGGAAGAAAATTCTACAAAAGTTTGCTCCTCAAAAATTAAGGTAAAGGCTGAGCTGAAATTAGCAGACATAATTAACCTTGGAGTTGAATGGATAAAAGATGTCACTTCGCCATCTAAGCTAAAGAAAGAGACGGACTTAAATGATAACGGCGGTGACTCTGTTCAGATTGGTTCAAGTGGTAACTCTGCTAAGATTGGTTCAAGCGGTGACTCTGTTCAGATTGGTTC